CTGGTTTGATTAGTACCAGTCTGAACAATCTTTGAATCGGAAGTTTCAAATCCTGGATTTGAGATTTGAATCTTGTCTCCAATAGCAGAATATGGTTGTGCATCAGATGGTTGTAGGTTGTATACAACACCTAAGGTCAGTAAAACAACTCCAGAACCACTAACAGTTACTGGTTTGTATACTGAAGACCCTACTGCATGTGGAAGGGCAGTCTGTGCCGTCCTTTCGTCAATAATAAACTGTGTTATATTCTTACTATCAAAAGTAATCGTCTCTTCACCAATTAATACTGATCCTGTCTTGCCCCAACCGATAGTAGAGAAGACATCAATTCTATCCCCTGAGATCGCAGTCCCTGACAGGGTTTTTTCAAGCTTAGTTTTAGTAGATACTTTAAATGCACCATTAACTGTCTCAGGTGCTAATACGATATTATAAATTTCTTCACCATCTGATGTACCATCAGCAAAAACATTATCTACAGTAGAATCAGCATAACCATATTCTTCAGTAGCTGTCTGTACAATCTTCTTTCCGACCAGACTCTTTACATCTCCAGATACAACCTTGCACTTAAGTGCATAAACGTTGATCCAATCTGCTTCGGAAGATTTGTAGGTAAAATCTCTTGGTTTATATACGTCTGGTTTATTATCTGTTGATTTAGCAACAACAGTATTAAAAATAAACTTGATAGAACTTGTAGTTCCCTTAGATTTGTAAAACTTCTGAATGTTCTTGATCAGAGTTCTCTTATCTACTTCACCCCTAAGATATTTCTCAGGAAATGATCCAAGGTATTGATTCTCAAAGTTCTTAACTAATGCATATAGGAAAAGGTTACTTATGTTATAAACCTTCTGTCCAGCATTATGAGCAGCAGCAACCGTCGTTGTGAAGCTAGTAGACTCATATAGGTCTCCAAGCGATGTATTGCCACTGACGCCCCTAGAGCACTCTCTCAGCTCTGTGTCTGTTCTAGAAGCATAGAAGATGATCTCGTCATCAATTTTTACGTATCCGTTTCTTTTTGGAAAACTCGTCGCATCTTGTAGTACAATTGTAGCATCACTAGTAGAAATACCAGTGTCCAAGATATCAGACTGTCTAAGAATATTTTGTTCATAATAATCAATATCTGCGTATTTTTGGATATTGTTAATAACATCCAAGGTACCACCCTGTACCTCCTGTGCTTCATAATACTTTTGAACGAACTTACTAAAGAGTTCGTATTCATCAGTAATAAAAGCTGGAAGCTGCGTCTCAATGAGAGTAGAAATTCTCTTAGTCTTTACAGCAGGCATTTACTTTACTCTTTGTATGCAGTGAACGAGGAATTAGCAACATCAACGTCAAGATAAACCTCACGGAGTGCCTTGATATCATTAGAACGGGGTTTTACCCTAACAGAAATGCGATTATCAAAGAAACTACCTTTAATGATAGTTAAGTTGTACATCATCAATTCACCTTTATCATAATCTATATCGCCAATTTCCTTGTCAAGGACAACCTTTTCACCAGTTACGCTATCTAGAGTATATAGGACAATTTTGCTATCCCTGTCCTCTAGATATACGTCCCTTGTAGGATACTCAGTAACCCTAAACCCAGTGGATGAAAGGACTGGTTCATCACAGTCCTTATCAAAAGAATTTTGAAAACACACTTCATAATAGAAGGTAGAATTCAGAGAAGGATAAAAATCCTTTCTCATTGTAAGAGAAGTTAGATTGGAATTGATTGTATTATCAGAATCATCAATTACACCTACCATCTTACTATATCTAAACTTACCATTAAACTTCTCGGTATCAGAAGTATCAAGATAAGATTGTACACCACCAATAACCTTGTCTCTAATCTGTGATGTTGTCTGATCAGTAGCTGCTCCATTATAATAGACCTTACTATTCATCTCAACATATAGAATAGAAGGATCAACTATCTTAGGTTCAACAGAAGCTACAACATACTGCTTAAGATCTGCAATAATCTTCTGTTTTGTTAAAGAAGTAAGATAACTTTGATCCGTTGGTTTCAATGCAATGAAAACTTTACCATATTCAGGTGGATCCTGATCCTCACCACCAAAAATAATGATATCACTAGTCGCAGGATAAACTTTTCTTACAATTGCCTCATAGTCCTGAGAGGTCACTGCACGCTCCTGTGTGCCATATGCCTTAGGAGCAGTATATTTTATCTTCTGAGTGGTTTCTTGCACCTCACCGCCTGAAGAAGCAACAGCAGAGGTGATGTCTGTAGTAAATGAGTTAGGAGAGACACCATTAGGGTTCTCTATCACACCACTAAAGACAAATGTCCTCACACCATTACTTGCAGGACCAGATGTGGTCATGTAAGATACTTCAATTATAGAATTGTCTTCTAGTTTTCTTCCTAGTACACCATCTCCCATTAAGACTTCATATCTTCCATCTTCAATCTCATCGAGGAAGAATACTTTTGAATTACCATCAACACCTAAAATATTGTCTGATACAAGGTATGGTTCGTTAAAGCTACCTCCAGTAGGGAATACTTTTACTCTAATTGTGTTGGTATCAATATTTTTATTGTCAAGAACAAATCTTTGACTCGTTGCTGCAGCATTAAAAACAAAAGTATCAACTACTTGCGACCCTTCTACAACAGAAACATTTGTAAATGTAGCTACATCGTTAACAACTTGTGCTTTTACATCATCAATTGTTACATACTGGTAGATATTATTGTCATAAGTCGCAATAAATCCTGTTCCTTTCTTAAGAATTAGTTCTGTATCAAGTGTTGGTGTATTATATGTTACAGTAAAAGAGACATACGCAGTAGGAGCAGTAGCACTTTTGGGTCTGTACCCTAGTTGCTTCGCAATCGCTACTACGTTGTCTCTCAAGGTGGCAGAATCAATGAATAGTTCATTGACTACCATATTAGTATTAAATGCCGTATAGTAGGTATTATACGCTAAGACATCAATCAGGTTTGCTAATGCACTACCTTCAAAATCATAGTCAGTAAATTCTGATTGTCCTCTCAAATATTCTTTGAGAGTTACTTTGATATCCTCAAAGTCTAAATTAGCAACCTGTGTATAAGGCATTATCGTGTACGCTCTAAGAAGAATTCCTGTGCCACTGGTCTATCGTTTCTTCCAATAATTGTATAATACAATTCAACATTATAACCATCGTTCTCCATATCTGGAAAACAAATTACTTCAGTAACAAATACCCTAGGTTCGTAACGAGTAATGCAGTCTGAAATTTTACTCTTAATAAGTGCAGCAGCACCATAATCTAGAGGTTGAAATAAAAGACTCCTTAAATCAGAACCTAATTCGGGTTGGAATAGTCTTTCTCCCTTACCAGTAAGAAGTAATGCGGTTATCGATTGTGTGATAGCTGCATTATCCTTCACCGTTACCAAATCATCGGAAACAGGGTGCTTCTTAAAAGTTAAACTCAGATCTTTAAATGTCTGAAAGGTGGGCATATAGACACAGCAAGGCTGTTTCTATTTAGCGACTAACGTCTGTGTTCAACCATACATTACCACTGATTGACACCCTTTCTTCCTCGCAATTATAGTATGGATACACTGCATGTAATAACCTAGACGGAAAGAATAACATTGTACCTTCATCCTTTTTTGTTAGCTGATAACGATACATGCATGTCTCTCCTAGTATATTCAGATACTGTATTTCAAATACACCATTTAACTTAAAGTTAGCAGTATTATCTTTGTTTTGTTCTTCGTAGTCTGTTGGTATCTTTAACCATATAACAAATGAATATGCTCCTCCATGATTATGGATAGGTTGATATTCATGTTGATGTTGGTAATTTACCCATAAGTCCCTAAGGAAGTAAGGATGTTCTTTGTATATGTTCTCGTGCTTACCAGACTGAAAGACTTCGTTAAACTTATGGATTAATGGATTGATAGTATTAAACAGGAATAGGTCACCTATGTCCTTTATATTAATACTCCTATCCACATGCCCTATTAACTGTGGTTTAGCATCACTAACATGTTCATCAACGCACATCCATATATGCTTCAATTCATCAGCATTTAGCTTATGTTCCAACCATCCAACATTAGATGGAGTAATACTTTTTAACATTATATTTTAATCGTGGAAACCTGGTATAAACTCCCCTTCGCAATAGTCTTCTTTATCAAAAAGTTCTTCTTCCTTTACATTCTTTCTCTTACCTTTCTTACGTAGATAGCTATCAGTCTCTACTTCAGTAATAAGTTGCTTTTCTTCAGACATTTGTGAACCTCGTGTGTGGAAACCTTCTGATCCCCATGGATTATGTTTTTCTGTTGCTAGACGATACATCTTCTCGTGAAGACTTATCTCTGCTTCTGTATCCTTGTCCTTCTTCTTTTCATTATCAGTTGCCATTGGCCAATTATCGTAAGGGTGGGTATATTTGTAATTAGGGTCAAACCATTCATCATAAGGGATTTCTGGTAATGCCATTAGGTTACGGAATAGAACGTGTACTTAAGAAAGAGTTCTTCTCCTTTCTTAATCGGTTTAATCGTCTTCATATGGTAGATCTTCCCCCAATCCTCCTCTTCGTACCATTTTACGCAATTGGGGTCTTCACTGTGGTTTACGAAACCTCCTAGAGGTGTTCGCATGATGTCTTCATCCACAACCACGTGAGATATACCAAGATACATCATTGCTTCTATATCTTCTTTGGCAAAAAGACCTTGCCCAGCTGTGGGACTGTCTTTTACATGAAGTTCTTTAGGCAATGCTTGATACATGATAAAATAATTATTTAATATTTATGTCGGTGCCCCGCTCGGCGTCCAGTTATTTCATGTTCCAAGACAACACCAGACGTTCTTTCTCGCTTTCAGCAGGTAATGTGTAATGATGTACGTATGACGGGAAGAATATTACCGAACCACTTCGTATATCCCTCGGAGAATAGACATCTACCCATCCTATGATATTATTGAAGGGACTCACAAATTGCGTCGGTGTATGCTCCTCTGGGTCATAGTCAATATACATGACTGCACTAAACCCTGTAGCTCCATGATTATGAATAAGATGCTGATCTCCCTTACCACCTTTCTCAAACCAATACGCATCAACCTCTAGAGGGAGATTCACTTCCTTCTTAAACTTCTCTAACTCATCTCTGATTACTAATTCAATTTTCGTCCATTCTACCTTCTTTGTTCGGAAGTCACTTGCAACGTACTCACCAGGGTCTTTCTTGAACTCCTGATGACTCGATAAGGCTTGCAGTAGTTTCTTCTTACGATCCCAATCCTCCGCATAAAGGTGAAAGATTGGGACTGCAAACATCGGTTCGATGTATTCAGACATTATCTGCCCTGACCACGGTAACGCTTCTTTGGTTTATTCGCAGAAGTCGCAGAATACTTTGAGTGCTTCCCCATACCCTGTCGAGTTTTCTTGGGGATTGCTTCAACGAAGTTCTGCCCTGTCAGCGATGCTTTTGCTTTTGCCATAAAAATTTGTTAAGTTTACTCT